GGTTGAGGGGTGTGGCTACCAGTGCATGACCCTGGTCGACTGGCAGGCGGGGCGGCCCAACGACCGAGTGTTTGTCGGCACGGCGCCCGAGGCGGTCCACGCTGGTGTGGCCGCGCTGATGGCCGCGCTGCCGACCGGCCCGCAGGACTACGGGTATGCTGAGTTGTTTACTGTCTGGCTGTCGGGTATCACTGGTCGTGAATACCAGACGGCCCATGAGGTCTGCTCGCTATTCGTGCAGCATAAGTGGGAGGCCGCAGGCTACAAGACGCCCGGGTGTGCTGCGCCGGGGGATTTTCTCTGGTGGGTCACTCGGCTGGACAGATTGCAGTAACAGACAGCCCCGCTGGCAGGTAGCCAGCGGGGCTGTTGTCATCAAGCAGCACGTCTATTACGCGTAAATCGGTATTCCCGTTCCATCGCGGGCCGCTCATCTGGCCATAACGACCCATCCGAACACTCCCACGCCTGCGTCACCCGGGGCCACTCCGGCTCCACGACCCCAGCCCGATTGAACAGCGCAATGTAGCCCTTGGTCCTTGCAACCGTACACTCGATGCTGTCGGTGCCCTGGAGCACCCGCCGGATTGTCAGGCTGTCGGTTGTGGTCAGCGGCTGCTGGCCCTGCAGTTTGTGAACCACCGTTGTCAGCCGCTGGCAGACGGCACATTCGGCGCCGGGCTGGTGGCTCATCAGCGTTACATCATTTCGATTGCACGTCGGACATTTGCCTCTAGCTCTCATGGTTATCCCCTCCCTTGCGTGGTACGGCTTACTGCCTACAGGGGCAATAATACCACGGGGCGGGAGGGTGTCAAGCGGCTATCGGTTGCCCTCGTCAATGCGGCTGACCAAATCGTCAACCTCTTCCTGCAGACTGTCAACCTGCTGTAAAAGCGATTCGATCCGTTCCCGCGCTTCTGTCAGATTGTCGTCAGCATCTTTTGCCTCACTGCGGGCGTTCTCAGCTTCCTGTTCAGCCTCAGCAACCCGTTCGCTGGCCCCCGACTCCAGCAACCCGATCACCAGCAGAACCTGCGGGTCGGTGATGGTGTGACGGTAATGGTCCAGCCAGTCGGTTGCTTCCCCAACGGTGGTTATCAGACACTCATCTCTACGGCTCATGGGCCACCTCAGCCACCAGATCGTCAAACAGCACAGGAACCCGTTTAGCCATTTCAACCAGCAGCGGTGTGGCTACCTCGCGCATCTGCGGGTGAGCAGCGGGGGCCGTGCGCAGTTTGAAGAAATGCCGCCACTCGCGCAGGTTCGCCGTCATGACGATTTCCGTCTTGAGACTGTTGGGGAGAATAGAGCGGGCCTGCTCGGGGCGCCAACCAAGGTCGCGCAGATCTTTGTACGCTCGTTCAGTAATGAGCATGGTTTCAAACCAGAGAGCACCAGCGCCTCTTAAAATGCCAAGCGGACGGTCCCATTCACCCTCCGACACGTCTACCCAAGGCGGAATGATGAATGCTACGTGACCGCCTTCATAGTCACAGTAGCGGGTGCTCTCCTGGCTGTAACTGGCGAGCCGGTGGCGAACTATCTCATGACTCACACCACGGTCACAGATAAACCGGACGGTCGCGCTGGCGTGCTCCAACACCGAATCGTGGCCCCGCTTGAGAATCATCGCGGCGAAGTCGATTTTTGAACTGTTGGTAATCTTGTTCTCGGACTTGTAGCACGTCCGGCCAGCGGCCTCAATCAGCCCCAACGGCCCCTCGGTAATTGCCAGTATTTCAACAGACGGTTTAACCAGCAGCATTCGTGGCCTCCTCGGCGTACTTGTCGGACGCCATCTGAACGTAATGACAGACCTTCATAAAATCCAATTGCTGCTGACCCTCGCGGCTGTTTTTACCGAACCGGCTGAGGTACTTCTGTGCCTGCTTGATGCAGTCGGCTGCTGTGTATTCGGTCGCCTGATCGGCACCCTTGTCACCGTACTGCGGGACAGTGTACTCTTCGATGTGGTTCAGCACACCATCACTAAAATTCTGCCAATCGTTCCCTCGCTCGCTCATCTCTCCCCCTGTAATGGCCGCACCAGTTTCTCGGCCTCGTTGATATAATACTCCATGTTGATGTCCGTGCCCCGCACGCCATCCATGCTGTTGGCTTCCTGGACCGCCCACCCGACGCTCACGCCGATCCTGCGCACCTTGTCAGGCGTGCGGGCCAGCGGCGGCATGATCTTGACCAGCGACCCGCCCGACTTGCTGACGTAGTAGCGGGTGACGTGCTGCAGGGGCCGCTCGCCGCCGGCACCGTCGCACAGCACCAGAGAGCTGGACCGTGGCACCTTGACCCGCAGCATAAAATCCATCAGGTCGTCGTGGTTGAGCACGTAATCCCTGACCGGTACGCCGTCAACCAGCGCAGTCTCAGCAGCCATCGGCACCACCAGGGCGCTGTGGTTCTGATGCCAGCCAAGCGTGCCGCCGTTCTGCACCCGTTCCCATTCATAGGCGCCCTTCCGCTTCACCTTGCCACCCGGCTTGACAGCCAGATAGTTGTTGCCATCCCGCACGGCCATCAGGTCGTAGTCGGCGTGTTCCAGCGTCAGCATGGTGTGTGACTGCCACCAACCGCAAATTGACTCCAACGCACCAACCGCCGTGCGGGGTAGTCGAACGGTCACACCGTCCGTGTTGACCTGGATCATCTCAAGGTCCGGTATGTCCATCAGGTGTTCGGCCAACAGGCACAGAAGCAACTGACCGTTGATGGTGATTGCCATCGTGTAGGCCGGGTCATAGAACGGGCTGAATTTGTTGTTGCTGTCACCGTAGACGCCATTGAGCGCCAGTTTGAGCATGGCATTCTCAGCGGTACCCTTGGCATAACCGGTGCGCTGGTCAAACACGTCCTCGTAAATCACCGGGAATAACTCACCAAGGTGCAGAGGGAACAGTTTATTTTTGATGCCAAGACACGGGTAATAGCTGGTCACGTCAATGTCACGAATGACGTACTGGTCGTCGGATCTGACAACTCGGTTGGTCACGGAACCGTGGATACCACCCGTTCCGAAGTCGAACTGAAAGCCGTTGACTACGCAGTTCAAGTTTTCGACGCCTGACCATCCGGTGCGCTTGGTCAGCACGTTGCTGTACTGCGCCAGCGGACCAAGTTGGACCACCGGAATGTCAACGAACACACCCTTGGTCTCGGTGATGGTCTGTGCCGCCAGCCACTGATGGACCGCTTGGAACTCGGGTCGCTTGAAACTGATCCAGGGGAATATCACACTCCCCAGGTCGATGCTGTCGCGCTTGGTTTGCCGCGGCACCCGATTGCCGGCTGCGTCCGTCGTGTAGCACGCCCCGGGGGCCGCTTCCTCAAGCCGCATGATGAAATACTGCTTGCCGATCTTGGTGTCATTGTCGTTGAGAAAATTGCGTCCGTATTTCTCGCTCAGTTCTTCACGGAACCGGATGGCCGGCAGACTGTCAAAATAAAACCCCTCGGTTTCATCAACATCATGCTGGTTGTAGATGATCAGTTCGTCTATCTGGCTGTCGGTCAGATAGCTACCAGGGGGAAACGGCAAATCCTTGATGGTGTGTGACCGTCTGTTGAACTCGATGACCTTGAGGCTGGTAGCACGGGCCACATTGTCGAAATGATGAATTTTAAATAGGTCAACCTGCTCGACGTAGCGGTCCCGATCCCAAATGATGTGGTTGAACCGCTGGTCGTGCGGTATGTCAATGATGGACTGCACAAACCGGTTGATCTCCAGCGGGCTGGCAGTCGGATGGGCCAGCAGCCAGTGGATCACCGGGTAATCGAATGAAACATTATTAAACCCGACCATCCGGCAGCGCGTGGACCGCAGGACCGACAACCACTGGAACAGCGCCTGTCGGTCGTCGCGCCGGTTGGACAGTTCAAACAGCCAGCGGTCGCCGGTCAGCGGGTGCTTGGCCGCGAGGGTGGTGACATTTACATAGGACTCGATGTCGTAGATGCGGTCCAGCGGGTTGGCGGTCGGTGCGCTCATAACTGCCACACTATCACAATGCAGGGGATCAGACAGACGTACAACCGTTTTTTGGACTTATCGTAAAAATATCCAACCCAACCGTCATAACCGGCAATGAATATTCGTCCGCCAAGCGGTAATGCCAGCAGATACGCACCGATCAACCATACTATGATTGCCAGCGCAATCAATGGATGTCACCAAAGTCCAGCGTTTCGTTGATCTGACCGCCAAATACCACAGGCTCATCGAACGCCACCGGCCCGCGGCGACCGCTGGCAGGCAGGCCGCAGGACGGACAAACCGCCAGGTTGGTGTGGTACCCGCAGCCGCAGCCCTTGCAAATAAGCGGTGTGATTATCTGTGGTGTCGTTGTCATTTGTCCCTCCGTGAGGCGTAGTAAGCCTCAGTGCTGCTGTATACCTGCTCAGGCTTGAAATCGCCAGCACTCGGCCTCGCCTGGACCTCGGCAAACTTGCCGGTCATCACACCGCTCAACGAGTAGCCGAGCATGGAGCAGATGTCGGACAGCACAATGGCGCAGTCAGCGGCTTCACGGGCTACGTTGCTGGCTGCTGCGTGGTTGATGCGGTTGGGTGCATTCTCGGATACGTCGGTCCGCTGCACAACAGCCTCAGCCAGCTCGCCAAACTCTTCACCCAGTTTGCGGAGCCGCGATGCCAGCGTGCGGTTGGGCATGGAGCCGTCGGCCCACTGTTTAATTTGTTCCTCTAGCTGCTGCATCACCGGTCCTCCCAACTTGCCATACGCAGCACGCACATCAGGCCAACCCCCAACCACACACCAACCACCAGACAGACCACGTAACCCATCACAACCCCCTGTAAAGGCCGCCGACCCGCAAGCCGGCGGCCTCAGTCAGCCTACCCTACCATCATGCCGTGCTGGATCAGCAGCGCGTCGGTCCAGCCAGCAGCCACCATTGCCTCGTAAGTAGCCCCGCCGGCAGCCGGCAGCATCTGATGCACGGGAGCCTGCGGGACC